AACGACACGGGTGGTTGGTATAAGGGTCGGCCTATGGCATTAGAAGCTGCCCGCGCCATAGAATATTCAATGCGAAACCTCTAAAATGCGTGTTTTTTTCAGATTTTGTATTTAAAAATGCATTAGTTGTTGTCAGTCAATAATATAAACTTCTTTACAAATCATGTAAAATAGGGTATAATATTATTATAAGATTGATTATGACTATGATTAAAGCAAAAACTACAAAACTATTCGGAGAAGAAATTGACTCCGACCACCATTTAGTTAAACCAGGTCGCTCCATGTTTGATGCGATTGATTTAGTTAAATGTTTAGCAATGGAAGACTACAAGAGGTGGTCTAAGATACCAGAGGACAAGTCAGCCTATGAATGTGGGCCCGGTGAGTCTGATGTGATTTCAGAAAATATGTATCACAAATTTGCTACAACACTTAGTCATAAGGAAGGCTCCAAATACATCAAGATTCTAACTGGTGGTGGAGTTTGGGGTTTTATTGTCAATACTAAGAACGATAAGAAATTTAAATACGGCGACCTTCTAAAGGCAGCAAGTTATAACGCTCCCGCTCGAAACTTTGCTCGAGGAAATGTTATCGACGACACAGTCGAGAACTTACGGGTCAAATCAGTTCGTTGGACAGGAGTGAATTATTAATTTATGATACGAGCAAAAACAGAACCGACAGAAATCGTCATTGATTTGACAGGCCCCCAAGGTAATGCTTTCTATTTAATAGGAATTGCAAAACGCTTGGCGAGAGATGTGTTAGGGTGGGATAGGAATCGATGGGACGCTGTTGAAAAAGACATGATGTCACATGGGTATGAGCATCTTGTTCAGACATTTGACACCCTCTTTGGTGACTTTATAATTTTAGAACGATGATATGCGTACATTTGTAAGAGTTTACAATCTTGAAAGAACGTGGCCACCAACGGATGTGATTCGTTGGTGTTATAGAAATAATTTTAATGTTTATCGCGAAGCCGACGGTTACATCTGTGGTGGCTTAATCTTAAGTGAACTAAAGCGATGTTTAAAAGAAGATCGAGGTTACTTGATTATGGCTCATAATGGTGAAAAATGGACAGGTTGGGCTTTAGCATATAAAGACGAAGGTGCAAATATGTTTCAGTGTTACGTTCCAATTCGTCAACGAAGAAAAGGAGTTGGCTCTCGCTTGTTGAAAAAAGCGTGTAGCATATTGGGTCGCGTCGAAGTTTACGATATCGATACATCAAATCAATTTTTTAAATCAAACGGCCTTACTAAAAATGATGCCATAACAGGAAAAAAACTTAAATATGCCTAAAGCAAATACATGTGCCGTTCGCTCTCAACGTATGAGAGATATTAGCAGAGGCCGATGGTCTCCGAGTTTTAATGAAAAAACTCCCAATACAGTGCGAAATCCGTATGACCGCAAAAAGCCCGTATTACCAGTTTATACAGGAAATATAAAATGGTGATTGACATTCTCTTAAAAATTTATTATATTATAATATGCAAACAAAACCTTTAAATCCACTTATACCTTTTAAAGATGGTGACTTATCAGTTCAAGCTAGTGAATTTCATTATTGTACTCCTCGTCACAATAAAGGCCCTTATTATAATTATGAGGTCGCTTACTTTAGATGTGGTAAGTTCTCAGAACTTCGCGAGCTTGGTATGACAGATGACCAAGTATATGCGAACGTATCAAAGGCAGATGTTTTCAACTTATTAGAAACCGAAGGGTATACACCTTCACAAATTAAAAAGCTATTACCGAATGAGTAACGTAAAAACTATCCAAGATTCTTTCGTAGAACTTTACACAAAAAATCAATTTGTCACAGATAAAACTGGCGTTAAAACAATTGAACTTATTGGCGCTTCGTTTATATGTGATAAACCCGCGATCTTTGGTGAACCAAACTTTGAGTATATTAAACGCGAATTGCAATGGTATGAATCAGAGTCTTTAAATGTAAATGATCTTGAACCGACTCCACAAATCTGGCAAGCTATTTCAGATAAAGATGGAAATATAAATTCTAATTATGGTTATTTGATTTACAATGAAAAGAATGGCAAACAATTTTTAAAAGTAAAAGATGAACTAACTAAGAATCCTAATTCTCGTCGAGCTGTAATGATTTACACTCGTCCTACTATTCACGAAGAATACAATCTAAATGGTATGTCAGATTTTATTTGTACCAACGCAGTTCAGTATTTGATTCGTGATAATAAACTCCACGCTATTGTTCAAATGCGTTCGAATGATGTAGTCTTTGGCTATCGAAACGATTTTGCATGGCAACAGTATGTCTTAGAATTTTTAGCAGACGAACTAAATGTCGAATATGGTGACATCACTTGGCAAGTTGGTTCTCTTCACGTTTACGAAAGACACTTCAATTTCATTGAAGATGAGATAGAAAAACGAAAAAAAGATAAGGCAACAATGCGCCTTGCTGCTATGGCTATGGGTGATTATTACGGAGAAGTGTCTGATTTCTATGATTGATTTAGATTTTACAGTTAATGATATAAAAGATAAACATGCTTATATTGCTCGAGCCAGAGCTGAAGCTAAGTTGTGTTACGATACAGAATCAACTCGGCGAGGTAGAAAATGGTCTGAATTATATCAATCGTATTTACAAGGGCATGCAGCTGAATCTTACTTAATTGAAAACTTTGGATTTAAATGTGCTAATAAAAAGTACAAAGATTTAATAAATTCTGACGGTGAACAAGTAGAAGTAAAAACGCGTACAAGTGTAGAAGCTCTACATAGTTTAAGAAGAATTTTAAATAAACAAAAATATACATACAGAAAAATACCAGATATACTTTATTTTTGGTTAGTAGATTATAAGGACATTCAAAATCCGGCTTATAATTTCTATGCTAAATATAAGTGGAAAGATGGTAGATTTGTAATAACATCAATCGATAATTTATGAGTAAAGAAAAAGAGTCTATAAAAGTGTTGCAAGAATGTGCAGCGCTACAAATTAAAAAGTCTAACGACTATCAAAATCCTAATTCGCGAATTAAGCAAGCGGATTATTATCCACGAGGGGTACTAACTATGTTAGATATTGTTTACGCTAAAGTTCTTCGTATGTATTCTGTCGCAGAAGCAATGGAGAGCGATACGGAATACGAAGCAAACTTTGAATCGCTCGAAGATTCTGCAAAAGACTTAATTAATTATGGTTCTTTTATTGCAGCTTATATACGTAATGGTATTGACGGCCAAGACCCCAATAAAGATTTTTTAAACAGAGATAAAAAAAGCAATGATAAAGGGAACACTTAAATGGCATAAACGATATATGGAACTTGCACGTCAAGTTGCCTCTTGGTCAAAAGACCCAAGCACACAATGTGGCGCAGTTATTATTGGCAAAGATGGCCAAGTGATTTCACAAGGATATAATGGGTTTCCGCGTATCATGCGTGACGACGATGCATTTTATGAAGACAGACCTACTAAGTACAAAAGGATAATTCATGCAGAGATGAACGCGATCTATAATGCTGCATTAAATGGTGTTTCGCCAAAGGACGCAACAATTTACATACATGGATTACAATGTTGTCACGAATGTGCTAAAGCAATTATTCAGTGTGGCATTCAAAAAGTTGTAATGCTCAAATCAGATAATGAACGTTGGAGCGAATCTTGTTCAGAAGCACGAAGCTATTTTGAAGAGGTTTGTATGGAGGTAATATATTTATGAAAAATTGGAAACCAAAAATTATATTAATAGGAATGTTGCTATCATTTGTAGCAGCTTGTTTTAACGTAATGAGCGGATTATACATAGCAGTTCTAACGAATACGTTTTGTAATTACGTTGTTATTTCAAGGCAAAAAGCAAAAACCGTCGTAGTAAAAAAGAAAAAAGCAATGACTGTCGACGAGTTTCGTGAAAGAGAAATAAATGCTAACCCTCATCGAGCATATCCAAGTTTAAAAACATGAGTAAGAAAAAAATATATCACGGAGTAAAAGGCGAAAGAATAACATGCAATTGTAAAAAGAAATCAATATTTGAATCATTGGCTTATCACCCAAAATTTCTCTTTACATTAGTTGTAATTGGTGTTATAATAGCGATTGTAATTAAATAAAAAAAAATGAAAAATATATCACTTATTATGGGCCGTGGCATCGAAGGCTGCGGCGTTACTAAGTTTACTATTGAGCAAGCCAAGTACTATGCTAACAATAGTTACGACTATAAAATATGGGCTTCAAAAGATAAAACTTGGTCACGTAAAAATGCTCACACTGACATAAAAAACCTCGAGCATATAAAGTTTACAGAAGAAGAAGTAGATAGAATGATATCAGAGGTTAACGCTACTGATGTTTGTATTATTAATTCACTACCACCAAAGAGTATGAAAGAAGAAGCTGTTAATCAGTTTGCTCGAATACTTAAAGAGGTAAAAGTGCCTATTGTTCTTATACAACTTGATCACAATATTCAATCGCTACGACGCAATTGTTTAATGGATGAATTTATTGAAAAGGCGAATATGTTATTTGCTTTATCACCGACTGGTGCGTTTGGTCAATACGTTAATAAAATAAAACCAGGTAAAACTGTTTACCCGTACGAAATTGGATTTGACTTTGATGCTATATCACATGTACGTGTTCCTTTATCAGAACAAGATGTCGATCACCATAAGTGGATTGGGCGAACTGTTTCGTGGAAAGGATTTAGACCAATGTTTGAATTTGCTGAAAGCTCTCTTACGCCTGGTGGAAAATTAGTTACCTTCGAAGGTATCGATCGTTCACCTGCTTATGTAGGATTTAAACAAGATCATCAATATCAAAATCATTTAGCAGATAGTATTGAAACAATTGATTTTGAATACGGAAAATTACCTTATGTCTTTGGGCCTTATGTACATTCTGAAATGCTAGATCGACTTGCTCGAAGTGGATTTGCGTATCAATTATCGATACTAAAACCAGCATCAATTAATATGGCACTTGAATATACTCATTGTGAGATTGTTGCAGCAGGAGCTATTCCTGTATTTAGAAAAGCCTATGGTGATCACTGTAAACATAGATGGACAGATAAATCTTTAACTGAATGTGAAGACACGGGTACAGTTTGGCTTGACGAATATGACCATAAGCCAGCGTATAAATTAATAGAGGAGTTATCAAAAGATGACGCTATGAGAGAAGATTATCGCAAGATGTCACTTGACTTTTATAGAGATCACCAAGACTCCCAACACGTTTACGAATCATTAATGGATAAAATAGAAAATAATATATAACATGGAACACTTAAAAGCAATATTAAAAAAACTCGAAGGTCAAAGAGACATCGCATTAGCAGACTTAGAAGTCTACTTAACGGCTCCTGCAGGAATTGGAGAACACCCTGGCATCGGCCACGAAATAGAAATCTTTATTGGTCAGATTGACGACTTAGAAGGTAAGATTGATGTGATTAAAAAATTAATCTCAGCACGATGAGTTATTCTTACGCTTCAATAGTACCACTAATTGGTGGTGAAACAATTGCAATGCAAAATGTATTTGGCAAAAGGCCTGAACATATAATGTCTTATGAAGCGTTTCAAGCAAATGACTCACAGCTTCTAAATTATTATAACAATGAAGTTCCTTACCAATTTTTAGATAACTACAGTGGTTCTTTAAAAGAAGTTGATGTAGTGAATACGGTTTGTCCTTGTGCTGGTCTATCAATGCTAAACGTAAATGCTAACGCGAACGCCGATGCTAATAATTGGATGTTTGAGAGCGCAAATTACGTGCTGAAAACATTAAAGCCAAAAGTCTTTTGGGGTGAGAACGCGCCAGGTCTTTATGGAAGTATGGGCGAACCAGTTGTTAAACGATTACGTAAGATAGGTCAAGAATACGGATACACATTTCTGCTTTATAAGACTCGTTCAAATCTACATGGTATTGGTCAAGTACGTAATCGTTCTTTCTATTTTTTCTTTAGAGATGAAAACACACCTATCTTTGATTACATTGAAAAACCAATGGAAAAGATTGAAGATATTATTCGAAACGCTTATGTGTCAGATGATGACCCGATGAATGCGTTGGTTAATGATAAGAAGCCAAGTGACGATCCGTGGTACAAATATGTACTCGAAAAACTAGAAGGTGGTATAACTCACCCAGAGTTTTTCGAAAAGCTTGAGTCTTCTACTAATCCTATGAATTATATCGAAAGTGTTGAAGGTAATTATGCAAATGCTGCTAAATGGTTTGATGAGAATGGTTATCCAAAGCAAGCAGAAAGATGTAGAATCATTGATGCAAAATACGCCTCTGGTGGTAACGTAATGAAACGTTGTACAGAACTTGGAAAAGGTCATACCTCTGCGTTTGTCGGTCATTTTGCTACTCAACTAGCACACCCCGATGAAGACAGATATATTTCTATTCGTGAAGCTTTATCGATAATGAAGATGCCTAAAGATTTTCAATTGCAAGGCGGCCGAAAGAATTTGAATATGATTTGCCAAAATGTACCAGTTTGTACTGCTCAAGATATGGCTGCTAATGTGCTAAAATATCTTGAAGGCGGATGCGATACAATGCAAACGGATTTCATTAAACAGAATAATACAAATAAAACAATAGAGTACGTAAATAACACAACAACATTAGATGAATTTTTTGTTGACACTATCTCACAATAATATAATATATAATTATGTCACTATTAGATAAACTAAAAAAATCGTCAAAGATATCCGGCTCATCGGTTCTCGTTGACTCAAAGTTCTTTGGAGAAAAAGAACAAACACCAACGCCGGTACCTATGGTAAACGCGGCACTCTCTGGTTCAATAGACGGAGGACTTTCTTCTGGCTTAACCGTTTTGGCAGGCCCATCAAAACATTTTAAAACATCATTTGCTTTATTGATGGCTTCTGCGTATTTAAAGAAACACGATGATGCGGTATTGATGTTTTACGATTCGGAATTTGGTTCACCTCAATCTTATTTTGAAAGCTTTGATATTGACCTCGGGCGTGTGTTGCACACACCAGTTACAAACATTGAAGAACTAAAATTTGATTTAGTGCACCAACTCGAAAATATTGGTAGAGATGAAAAAGTAATTGTAATAATTGATTCTATTGGTAATGTTGCTTCAAAGAAAGAAGTTGAAGACGCGCTGAACGAAAAGTCAGTTGCAGATATGACTCGTGCAAAAGCATTAAAAGGATTGTTTCGTATGATAACTCCTAAGTTAACTATAAATGATATTCCTTTGCTCGCTGTTAACCACACATATATGGAACAATCATTGTTTCCAAAAGCAATTGTTTCTGGTGGAACTGGCGTAATGTATTCTGCAGATAACGTATGGATTATTGGAAGGCAACAAGACAAAACAGGTACAGAGATACAAGGTTATCACTTTATTATTAATGTTGAAAAATCGCGATTTGTAAAAGAAAAGTCAAAGATTCCGATTTCTGTATCGTGGGAAGGTGGTATTCAAAGATGGTCAGGTTTACTCGAAGTAGCTCTTGATACTGGCCATGTAATTAAACCAAAGAATGGTTGGTACCAAGCAGCTCATAAACCAGAATCGAGTAACGTTCGAGCAGCTCAAACAATGACTGGGGATTTTTGGAATGATATTTTTGAGCATACTGATTTTAAAGATGTACTCGAAAAGAAATACAAAATTGCTCATTCATCGATGATCGACACAATTGTAGAAGATGCGTAATCCGCCAAATGTAGTTACGGTAGAGCGAGAGGGAGAACAATTCTACGCTCTACGAATCACCGAGGGCGAATACGAAAATGTAATATTTACCGTTGCTAAGGTTCAACTTATTGAAAATGAAGAGAAAACGGAGTGTAAGCTCAAATATAATTTTAAGATTGACAAAGTGCCAGAACAATATAGTATAAAGGAATTAGACAATAGTATAGATTTTAAAAATACTATTGGAGATATATTGGCGTACCTTCTTGACGAAAGTTCAAAATTAAATGCAGAAAAATCTAAAGAAACAAATACTGAACAGCTTAGTACATAGCGAAAACTATTGTAGAAAAGCTTTACCACATATCAAATCGGAATACTTGGAAAAAGAGTATCGACCTGTATATGAGTTGATTCTTTCGTTTATTCAAAATTATAATAAGTTACCTACATCAGCAGCGTTGCAGATTGAGTTCGGAAACTCGGATTACACTGCAAGAGCAGATGCTAATGAGATTAGTAAGCTTATCACTTCACTCGATACTCCAAGTGAAGTTGACGAAGCCTGGCTTATTAATTCAACAGAAAAGTTTTGCAAAGATCGAGCTGTGCAGCTTGCTATTATGGAATCCATTGAAATACTCGATGGAAATAAACCTGATAAATCAGAAGGCTCAATACCAGAAATCTTATCAAAAGCTTTAGCCGTTTCCTTTGACACAAACATTGGTCACGATTATATCGATAATGCTAGTGAACGTTTTGACTTCTATAAGAAGAAAGAAGATAAAATACCATTCGACATTAGTATGCTTAATACGATTACTAAAGGTGGTATTTCACGAAAGACTTTAAATATTATTCTTGCAGGAACAGGCGTTGGTAAATCATTAGCTATGTGTCATTTTGCTGCAGCAGCTTTATCAGACAGTAAGAATGTACTTTATATTACGTTAGAAATGGCTGAAGAAAAAATTGCAGAACGTATTGATGCTAACTTATTTGATATTGATATTGCAGAAATTGAAAACATGCCAAAAGACTTATTTGAAAGTAAAGTAAATGTTATTAAGAAAAAGACTCAAGGTAAACTAATTGTAAAAGAATATCCAACTGCAACAGCCCACGCTGGTCACTTTCGAGCTTTACTCGATGAATTAAAACTCAAGAAAGCTTTTACACCTGATATTATCTTTATTGACTATTTAAATATTGCTGCGTCTTCTCGTATGAAAGGACTTGGTGGTTCAATTAATACTTATTCTTATGTAAAAGCAATCGCTGAAGAACTTCGTGGTCTTGCAGTTGAGTTCAATATACCGGTCTGGTCTGCTACTCAAGTAACTCGAACAGGATTTGGAAATACTGATGTTGAGATTACTGATACTTCAGAATCATTTGGACTTCCTGCTACAGCCGATTTAATGTTAGCATTAATATCGACAGAGAAACTAGAATCAATGAATCAATTAATGGTCAAGCAACTTAAAAATCGTTATAACGACCCTACAACTAATAAACGATTTGTAGTTGGAATCGATAGAGCAAAGATGAGATTATATGAAGTAGAAGACTCAGCTCAGACCCTTCAAAATGAATCTGACATACAAATAAATAATGATTATTCAACTTTGAAATTATGATTTACGTAGAAGCAAAAGGTAGTAATAAAAAGATAAGAGATAGTGTAGAAAAAGCAGGTTACTTTTTTATAAAAAGCCTTATGCCTAGATTAAGAAACTTAGATATTACTGTTGAGTTAATCCGTAAATTAAAGGAAAAAGAAGAGATATGGGGCGATTGTACGTGGGAAGATAGAAATCATTATCCCCGCGAATTTACTATACGCCTTGATTCTTCAGTGAGCCATAAAGATTTGATTGACACTCTTGCTCACGAGATGGTGCATGTAAGACAATATGTCAGAGGCGAATTAGTTGACCTTGCTCGCGATTCAAGAAAGGTTAAATGGAGAGGTAAGAAAGTTGATTGGTACGACTCTCCAACTGAACCTTGGGAAAAGGAACCAAATAGTCTATCACCAAAATTGTATAAAGAGTGGGTTTCTTATAAATAGTAGCGATGGCTACTAATCTTGGTTCAAAGGAATTACTTAAACCCAATTCTAAAACGGGCGAAGCTCGCACAGAAATACTCAAACGTCTGATTGCAAAGAAGACTCCGATTGAGTTGGTATCTGGTAAAAAGGTTATCATTAAAAATGATAAAGCAAACATTGCTCTGATCGAACAGCATATTAAGGACCAGAAAACCTTTTCTTTAGTGAGTTCAACAGGCGCTCTTGTACCTATTACACAGATAAAGAAAGGTAAAGAATTTGGTGGTGGCGGAGGTGGTGCCGGTGGAGGCACTGAAGAGACTGCAATCAATGAGAGTGCTCAATGTTTGTGGTTGGCAGCGGTTCTCGCGAATCGTAATAAGCCAATCGAGTACTTCACTGATGACATATTAAAAAAATACGCATCAAAGATTGATGTTGATAAGCCATTAAGTAAAATACTAAACATTGATTTTACTTGGAAGAAAAGTTCTTATATGTCAGCTCATGCTATTATTAAAGGCGGATTTGTAAATAATCAAATGAAGTTTCATAGAGGCTCAACCTTTATGAAAGAAATATACAAAGCAAAGGACAGAGCATTTAAGAATAGTGGCTTTAGTAAATTTACAGATGATAAGTGGAACCCTGGCGATATATGGGCAATTAAAACAAATTTCAATCCAAAGACTTTTGATGATTCTAGTGTCAAAGCTCTTCAAAGAGACATACTTGATAAATTTACTAAAAGACAGTGTGTTGGAATATCTTTGAAGAAAGTTATAAGAAATGTCAGAATTAAAAAGATAAACATTACTCTACCGCCTGATGTAGGAGATTATAAAGTAAAAGATATTCTACTTGAAAGTGCTGCAGGAACTTATTGGAGTTCAAAAGGTGGAACAATTGTTTATGATGATGGCAAATTGCTCGCAAAAGATAACTCAGCTTTTGGAACAATAAAAGTTGAAATATCAGGTAAAACTGCAAGAGGTGGCGGAGCTGGTTGGACATACATATCGGACGCAGCTAAGCAAGTATACGGAGTAAACCTACCAAAGACAGGAAATATATCAGCTGACGCACGTTCTATGGAAAAAGGCGATGCCAAAACAATTGATAAATATTATAAAATATACAAGATATGTTATCCCTCTATTAAAGAAGCAGACTTTATTAATGAGCTTACTCAAAAAGACGCAGTATGGATACACGCCAAATACGGTGTCACCCAGCTATTGTCTTTAGTTAAGGGCGGAACAAAAGTAAAAGCAAATAGATTTGTAACAAAATTGATTAACTATGCTGGCAGTCAAACCGAAGACTCTAGCGCATATATTAAGGTATTCGAATGAAAACATTTAAAGAACATTTAGAAGAGTCAAAAGAACTCGAAGAACTTTTTGGAGCTATTCCGTTTAAGATTGATACTATTAAATGGTCATCTAAACACAAAGGCCAAATACCTAAAGGCAAGGATACTTGGAAGTTTGATTATAAAGTTCCTATCGCTACACAGGGCCAAGGGTTCTTAGATGACGGAGAGTTTTCATTTAAAGGATTATTTAAAAAAGCAGTACAAGCTTTAGTAAAATATTTAAAAAGATCAATGGGCCCCGGCGCTCGACTTAAACAAGCTAAAGTAGAGCTATTACCATAATGATTGATTTTAAAACATATCTTGTCGAAAACAAAGCCGGCAAAAACGTTCACATGACTCACATCGAGGATAGAGTTATCTACGGTGGTGTGAAAGGTGCACGCGAAGCTATCTTTGCTTTGAGAGCAATGAGAGATATGTTAGCTGGTAATTCAGATTCATCACATAACGTTACAGTAAAATGGGACGGTGCTCCTGCAGTCTTTGCAGGAACTGATCCAAGCGACGGTAAATTCTTTGTAGCCAAGAAAGGTATCTTCAATAAGAATCCAAAAGTTTATAAATCAGAAGCCGATATCAAAGCAGATACTTCGGGTGATCTCGCACAAAAACTAATTGTTGCATTTAACGAATTAAAAGACCTTGGAATCAAAGATGTAATTCAAGGCGATATTATGTTTACTGCTGGTGATCTATCAACTGAATCTGCCGATGGAGAGAAGCTAGTTACATTTCAACCGAACACAATTGTTTATGCTGTACCGGTTAATTCAAAACTTGGTAAACAAATATCTAAAGCAAAACTTGGCGTAGTCTTTCATACAACCTACACCGGTGATTCATTTGAAAGCATGAAAGCTAAGTTTAAAGTCGACCTATCTAAATTAAAAAAGAAACCTTCTGTATGGTACCAAGATGCAGAATACAAAGATGTTACTGGTAACGCGTCATTATCTGCTAATGAAACGAAAGAAGTAACACAAGCGCTATCAAAAGCAGGTAAGATATTTCAAAAGATTGCGGGTACAACTCTTCGTTCACTTCAGTCAAATCCAGAGTTAGCAGGTCAACTAGAAACTTTCAATAATACATTAGTTAGAAAAGGTGAAAGAATCGGCTCACCAGCAAAGCACGTATCTGATCTACTCTCTTGGTTCAGTAATAAATTTGCAAAAGAAAGAGATAAGAGAAAATCGGCAAAAGGTAAAGCAGGTGTTGATAAGAAAGAACAAGAATTGATGAAGTTTTTCTCAAAAGAAAACAAAAAAAGCCTGCAATTAATGTTTGAATTACAAAATGCTATTGTAGATGCAAAGCTTTTGATTATAAATAAACTAGATAAGGTGAAACAAATGAAAACATTTGTTCGCACTAAAAATGGATTCAAGGTTACTGGCTCTGAAGGTTTTGTTGCTATCGATAAGACAAGCAACGGCGCCGTCAAATTGGTCGATCGTCTTGAATTTTCAATGAATAATTTTAGCAAGGATGTAATAAAAGGATGGGAACGATGATACAGTCATTTAAACAGTTTAAAGAAGCAACGGAGAAAGGCGTAGTATTTACTTTTGGTAGATTTAATCCGCCGACGACTGGCCACGAGAAGTTAATGAAGAAAGTAACGGCTCTTGCCAAAGGTAATGACTATAAAATCTTCGCGTCTCAATCGAATGATGCAAAAAAGAATCCGTTAGGTTATAAAGAGAAAGTACAACTTCTTCGTAAGATATTTCCTAAGTATGGTCGTAACATAGTTTATGATAAGAAAATTAAAAACTCTTTAGACGCTCTCGTATATCTTTACAAGCAAGGATATACTAAAGCGACAATGGTTGTAGGTGCTGATAGAATACCAGACTTCAAAAAGTTACTTAATAAGTATAATGGTGAAAAGTCTCGTCATGGTTACTACGATTTTTCAGACGGTATTGATATTGTTTCTGCTGGTGAAAGAGACCCTGATTCTGACGATGTATCAGGTATGTCTGCTTCTAAAATGAGAGCAGCCGCTTCTTCGGGCGACTTTAAATCTTTCGCGAAAGGATTACCAGATAACTATGGTGATAAGATTGGTGTGTTTAACTTACTTCGAACTCGAATGGGTTTAAAGGAAATGACTAATTTTAGAACTCATATTGAGCTTGCAACAACTGACCTAAGAGAAAAATTTGTTGCAGGAGAGGTGTTTAACGAAGGCGATGAGTTTTTAAACAATCAAGGAGATATGCTATTTGTTCTTGAAAGAAAAGCGAACTTTATTATTGGTTCAGATGATAAGAAATATTTTATCGATAAGATTCAAGAAGTTCGTCAAGACCCCGATGTAAAAGATAAGAAAGGTACTCAACCTGCTAAATACTACGCTGGAATCAAAACAAAATCTACAAAAGATAAAAGAGATGCTCACTTTAAGAAAGGTGCGGCTAAAGATGACGATGATCCAAGTGCGTATAAGCCAGCACCTGGTGATAAAGGAGCAAAGACAAAACCCTCGAAGCATACAAAGAAATTTAAAGATATGTTTGGAGAAGATAAAAACTCAATCATAGACACCGACGGCAAAATAAAAGAAGGCGTAAACGACCCATCTATCTTCAAAGCAGTATTTCTTGCAGGTGGACCTGGCTCCGGTAAATCGTTTACGGTTGGTAAAACTGGTTTGCAATCTTTAGGATTTAAAATTATTAATTCAGATAGTAACTTTGAAAAAGCAATTAAAAAGGCCGGTGCTACAATGGACCCCGATTTTATATTTTCACCAAAAGGCCAAGATATTAGAAATAAAGCAAAGGCTCTTACTGCAAAACAACAAGAAATGTATTTGAAAGGTCGTCTTGGTTTAGTCATTGATGGAACAGGAAAGAATTACGAAAAGATTAAAAAGCAAGCTCAAGACCTTGAAGCATTAGGTTATGATACTGCCATGATTTTTGTAAATACAAATCTTGAAACTGCAATCAAAAGAGACAAACAAAGATCACGTACTCTAGGACCAAAAATAGTTGAGAAAATGTGGCAAGAAGTACAAAAGAATATTGGTAAATTTCAAGCTTTATTTAAAAGAGACTTTCAAATTGTTGATAATTCAGAAGGCACAAATTGGCAGAAAGCTACAACAGACGCTTATAAGAAGATGTCTAAGTTCTCTAAGAGAACACCGACCAATAAGATTGCAAGAGATTGGATAAAGAAGCAACTCGGAGAAGAGATTGAATTAAGCGAAGAAGGTATCGAAGAAAATGTTACAGCAGCGCTAAAAAAGAAATCAAAGAAGTCTGGTATTAGCGTTGGCATATTAAGAAAAGTATTTAATAGAGGTGTTGCGGCATGGAGAACTGGTCATAGACCAGGCACGAATCCAACGCAATGGGGGTTAGCTCGAGTTAATTCTTTTGCAACAAAGTCAAAAGGAACTTGGGGCGGAGCAGATAAAGATTTAGCAGCAAAAGCACGATGACTTTTAAAGATTTTTTAAACGAAAAAGTTGACAAATATTCACCAATTTATAAAGAATATTTACAACTAAAAAAATTATCAATAAAATCATTACGAGATAAATTAAGTCGTAATTATAAAGTTGTCGATTTAAAGGGCTATGATAAAGAAGGCGCTATTTCACAAATTCTTAGAGACAAATATGGTAATAAAAAAGTAGACAAGGTATTTAAAGAATCCAAGATCAACGAAAAAGTTAAATACATGAATCTAAATCAACTGAAGAAACAGTTGAAAAAAGATTATG